GCTCAACCAAGGAGTGCTTGGTCATCAATATGCGGTATAGTAAGTCCGCAAGCGCTGGATGGCGCGGAGCGAAAAGATTCCTTATCAGTGTCAGGAATTTTTGTTTCATTGACCCTCTATTGTTTATATGCAATTTACAAAGATTTGCAATTAGAGTGGCCGTCAATTGATGAAGCTCGGGATAAACGTCGTCAAAACAATGATGATATTGATCCCCACTCAGAGGAACTTCCAGTGAGTGTTCCTTCGTCTGAGATGATTTCTCAGAATGTAAAATTTGCAGATACTCATCCTGGGTATATGCAAGAAACTCCTGGTGATATTGATCACATACGTGATGCTGCGCTAGCATCAGATGCCACGTTGGACGAATTTTTCAGCCGTCCATTGCGTATAGCATCTATTGACTGGGGTGTTGGAGGAACTCTTTTTCAATCCTTAAACCCCTGGCAATTGTATTTTGAAAATGCACGTGTGATCAATCGAATTGCTAATTACAAGCTGTTGAGAGCCAAACTACATCTCAAGTTTACGATTAATGGGAACGCTTTTCATTATGGTCGTATCATAGCAAGTTACAATCCTTTACCTGCAGATGATTCCATGACAGTTAATAGAACATTTGTAGATGCAGATATTGTTGCTGCAAGTCAAAGACCGCATGTGTACTTGGATCCCACAAATTCTCAAGGAGGTGAGATGAAACTTCCTTTTTTCACATATTACAATGTTCTGGATATTGTAAGTATGGATTGGAGAAATATGGGTGAAGTTGTTTTACATAGCATGCAAGGTTTGAAACACGCAAATGGTGCTACTGATACAGTTACTGTGAATGTGTTTGCCTGGGCTGAAGATGTTAAGTTTGCAATACCAACAAATTTTGAACCAGGAGCAATAGCACCACAAGCAGATGAATATGGAAAGAAACCTGTTTCACGAATTGCAGGCGCAGTTGCGAATGCTGCTTCCTATTTTACTCAAGTACCTGTTATTGGTCCTTTTGCTCGTGCTACTGAAATTGGATCACAAGCTGTTGGTTCTATTGCAACACTTTTTGGTTATTCATCCCCCGTGGAATTGGAGGCATGCATGTATAGACCATTGACCGTTTCGAATATTTCTACAACGAATCAGGTGAACCAGTCAAACAAGTTGTCTGTGGATTGTAAGCAAGAATTGACTCTTGATCCTAGAACAGTAGGTTTGGAAAGTAAAGATGAGTTAACAATCAAGTATATTGCTCAACGTGAATCATGGATGGCAAGTTTCCCATGGGATTTAGGTACTTCACAAGAAACCTTGTTGTGGAATCATGTTGTTGACCCCTGCGTACATTTTTTGCAGGGGAGTGAAATTCACATGCCAGCCACTTGTTTTGCAGCGACACCATTTAGATATTGGCGTGGAACCTTGAAATATAGATTCCAGTTTGTGTGTAGTAAGTACCATAAAGGAAGAGTAAAGATTGTTTATGATCCCACAGGTACACCTTCAGGTGGAAATGCCGAGTACAATACCGCATATACTACAATTGTGGACATCAGTGACAATTCCGATTTTGAAATAGATGTCGGATGGGGTCAACGTACAACATACAGACGTCATTTTGTACCTGGTGTAGCAGCACAAACTCAAATGTGGAATACATCTCCATTGACATTCACCACACCAGCTGTTGATATTGGAAATGGTACGTTGAGTGTGTACGTTGTGAATGAACTTACAGTACCCAATTCTACGATTGACAATGATATTGAAGTGAACGTTTTCATTTCAGCGGGTGATGATTTTGAAGTTGCAGTACCAGATGCTTTTCCATTGGAAAAATTGAGATTCACAGCTGCTGGAACTGTAGCAGCGCCTGAAGCATTTGAAATTGAACCACACGCTGGTGAAAGTGAAGAACTAGTGCAAGACTCTAAGCCATCTAATGTTAGTACTTTAAACACAATGGCACAACCCATTACTAAATCTGATGAGACAAATCTTGTGCATTTTGGTGAGAGTATTCACTCGTTCAGACAGATGTTGAAACGATATCAGAGGCACTCTATTGTAGCAGGAACTGC